GTCGTGATGGTCTCTTTAATTTCAACAGTTTGTGTTATTACTTGCTTGTTAGATAATTGAATTGATGAACAAGACACAAGTAATAATATTAATAAATATTTCATTTCTTAGTAAATGCGTCTATGCTTGGTTTAAGTCCATAGATTGCACCAAAAATTCCAACAATTAACCATTGATACCAAGAAGGAAACTTACCAAAGTAATCAAAGAACAAATCTAATTTAGCTTTGATATTAACATCATCACTAATAACTGCGTAAGATAAAACAAGAATAGGAATACAAACAACAATTAAAACAAATTCGTCTTTCCATGACTTGTCTTGTTGATCGTAAACATCTCTTTGATATTCAATCTCACCACTAGCCATTCTTTCATAGTGTCTTTTTTCAGCTTCTGATTCTAATAGTTCTGATTGTTTGTGGTTCTTATAAATCTCAGCACCAGTTTTAAAAATAGTTGGTATAAGATTCCACCACATATTAATCTACTGCGATTATAGAAATAGAACCTGCCGTAGAATTGCCAATGAAAGCTACCTTCTCACCAGATTTAAAAGCAAAAAATTCTACAGAATTTGTTGGTATAAAAAAACTTGTAGTCACAGAAGCAGTTGGTGCAGAACCAAAAGAAACATGACAATGGTTTCCTTGTGTTGATATTCTTATAATTCCTGAACCAGTAGCTATTACTGTACTTGCTTGGCTAGAAGTTGTAATACTAGCTACATAAGCTGTATTATCTGGGTCTATTGTTGTTATTGGGTATGTTTGCATAATGTTCCTTAAATGTTCCTTTTTATATTGTTTAAACCCTCAAAATACCCCTAAATTTTAATATTATAGAAGCTTTTAAGATAATGCTCGTTTTAAAGCCACAATGCCTTAAAATGAGTTTAAATCGGTTTTTAGACTATTTGCTACTTTTAGATGAATCTATTAGCAGTTCTATGTAATGTTTTGCCTTTTCAAGATCAGCAATACCACCTTTATCCTTAAACCTTAAAATATACTTTATGACATTTCCTTCTACAAATCCAATATTATTTTTAATGATAAACTCTACTGGTTGAATCTTGTATTTTTTGTAGTGGTTTCCACCAACTTGTTTTTTATAAGACTTCATAGACTGTTCTTCCGTTTGCTTTGTATGCTCTTAAATACATTTTACGATTGTTACCTTTGTTGTAAGAAATATGAACCCAACCAGAATTAGCTTCTTCTGGTTTCCAAAATTCTAAAATTACTTGGTCAAATTCTAAATGATTAACTACCCAATCAGCAAGTTCTTTATTAGGAACTCCTAAAACTTCGCAATCAACTGCCATACCAAATGCGTGTTGAGATGTAACAGAAGAACCTATGGCTTTGCATAATTCAGGAGAACGATAACCAGAAGTTATTTTTATATCTCCAAAATGATTTACAATAGGATTAATAACTTCTTGGATTAATGTTTGTAGATTAATTAATATTTGATCTGTTGGAGTATTATCTATTCCAAGTCTTGTAGCTGTTTCTGAAAACAGTAATTCTTTTAAACTAACTTGCCTATCCATTTGCCTTCTTTGTTAAGTACCATTGGCATTAGTCTTGGAGTAGAATCAATAATCATTCCACAACCCATTATAAATTTTGTTTTAAAGTTTTTAGAATATTGGAAAGCCATATTAGTTTGTTGTATTAAACAACCCACTTGCATAGCAAAAAATAATGCGTCAGGATTAGCCCAGTATTCTATTTTAAATTTAGAATGGAAGTGTCCCTGAACACAACTCATTCCATTGATCTGAGATACTTTAGTTACGTCAGCAGATATTCCATGAGTAAAGAAACATCTTTGTTTGTTAGGAAGTGTAAGAGTTAAATTATCTACCCAGTTCCATTTTTTAACATTTAAGAACTCGTTGTATTCTTTTAGGTAACCTCTAGGGATTCCTGATTTAATTGCTCTACGATAAACTAAGCTAGAATGATTTGAGTCTAACAAAGTCATTTCAGGAAATATTGATTCTAATTCTTTTATAAAATCTTTTGCTCTTACAAGTTCATGTCCAGCAGAAGCAAGATCAGGGTTATGATCGTGGAATGATAATGCGTGGCAATCTATTTCATCACCTATATTTACGATTGTATCTGGTTTGTATTGTTTTTTAATTTCTTTTAGAAACTCAAATGAATCTTCTCTATGATATGGAATGTGTAAATCTGATATGACTAAGATTCTTTTATTCATAACTAACTGTTAGTTGTATTTGCCGTTTTGTGCAATACTTACTTAGCCAAAAATATTGTGATTAAAGCTAATGACAAAGCACCAAGACCACAAAGAATAGACCAGAATAAAGATTCTACTTTTTTCTCCAGCTTATAAACTGAACAACCTAGTATTTTGATTTCTCTTTTAATTCCTGTGATATGCCCTTTAAATGTAAGAGATTGTAATTCGTCTGATTTTTTTGTCATTGTCTTTATCGGTACATTTGCAAGACTTCAAAAGACAACAACCATTTGCTAGTTTGTAAATGCACATTAATTTTGTGCAATCTGTTTATCAAACAATTATGCTTAGATAAAGTTATTTTTTTGTGTAAAACTGTTCTACGTTCTTAGCATAATCTTTCCAAAATGTTTTAACATCTTCAAAAGCATCTGCATAGAACTTAGACCAGAAATTCTTAATGTCAGAATAGTTTAACATTGAGTTCTCCTTTGTGTAAAAGTTATTTTCGTCAGTCGTATATATCATCTGCGTTATATAATGGTGCAACGCAATATAATCAAGTCTATTTTTTTAAATGTTCTTTAACTGATTCAATGATGTACTTAGCAATCTCCCACTTCCATTCTGCGTATAAGCCAAGTATTAATCCTAATATAAAATAAATCATTTAACCTTATTAAAGTATTCTATACATTCTGCAATAGTTTGTTGTCTAATATATTCATCTCTTATTTCTTGTGATGTTGGTTGTGGATAGACACTTTCCCATCTATCTATAATAAATGTTCCTCCAGCAGATGTAAGATCATAACTAGCTTCAGGTGCTAAAGATTTCATTACTGTATTAATTCCCCAAGAAAAACCATTTTCATTTGTGTATGCTTTTATTGTTTCTTCAATGGATAGTTTAATAATTGTCATAATATAAGTTCGGTTAAAGATTTATTTCTTCCAACTGTTCCTTTTATAAATGTATTAAAAGCTAAACTAATTCTAGTGTTATCTCCTTGTTTGGTTTCTACCATGTGAGATAAAGAAGAAGGAAATAATATTATATCTCCAGTTTTTACAGCAAACCACCAAGTTTCTGAGTTCCATATATTGTAATCTTTTACTTCTGGTTTAATACTTGAATATTTGTCATTAAAGAATTTAATTTTGTCGTGTTTTTCATGGCAGTTAATATAGAATACTCCTGATACTAATGAATTAGGGTGTGCGTGTTTATGATGATATTGATTTGTTTCAGTATAGTTTAACCAAGACTGAGTAATGTATGGTGTAATATTATTAGCTGGTGAAATAACTTTATTAAAATAGTCTTTTACTCTTATATCTAATTCTTTTTTAATATTAGCAAAAGGTTTTTCATTAAGAATATAATTATTGTTTGTTGTGATATTTCCTTCGTTTTTATTACAATCAGATTTATTAATATCAATAAATAATAATTCTTTTTTACTTAGTTCTCTATCTAATTTTGAAATGTATATTGGTGTTGGGAATATCCCATTGATTGTTGCTTCCACTTACCCTTCCTTTAGTTTTTGTTATCTAGTTTTAATTTCCCAATTTATAATAGATTCATTCCAACAATAATACTCATTTTCTTCTAGTTCATCTGTTGGTTTGTTTATTGGTGTATTCCATAAACAAGTATCTTCATTTAATACCCAAGAGTTAAAAGGTTTCTTTGGTATAAAAGCATCTCTATCTTCATCATAAGTATATCCTATTCCTGCATGATTTTTTCTTAAAGGTGTTCCATTATTATTATGAACTCCACCAAGAGTATTATAAGATGTTTGTTTCCACAAAGGATAACCAGTTAATTTTGTTAAAAAATCAATTCCATTAATTTCTTGTTCAATTCCATTAGAATCTTTTAACACTTCATTATTAATTGAAAGTACTTCTATTACTTTTGAATTTAATCCTATTTTTGCAAATGATGCCATAAATTATCCTGTGTAAGTTCCTGAACCAGTAAATTTTAAAATTGTATTACTTCCACTTGTTGTAATAGTTGGAGAACCAGTTGAAGTTGCAGTATAATTAACAGTTGGTACACTTAATATAACAACTCCTTTTCCACCTGCACTTCCATTTGCACTACCAGAAGGTATTGCACCAACGTATGTACCTCCTCCACCACCCCCACCAAGATTAGCTGTTCCAGCAGTTGAATTTGGACCATTATAATCAGAACCACTACCACCACCACCAGTTCCACCAGTACCACGATCATTTCCACCTCCACCACCCCCTCCAGCATAAGTAACTGATGAACCAGTAATTGAAGATGCTGTTCCATTACCACCATTACCTCCAACATGACTTGCACCAGCATTTGAACCAACTGCACCAGCACCTCCTCCTCCTCCTCCTGCGAAAGCATCATTATTACTAGGAGATACTATATTCCCACCATTGTTTCCTTGACTTGGAGATGTGCTTGGTGTGTTACCACTACCACCACTCCTATTTCCTGAACCAACTAATGCTTCATCTCCTGCACCTCCTCCTGAACCACCATTTCCACCAGTAGCTAAACCACCAGCACCACCACCAGCAGAAGTTATTGTTGTTAATCCTGAACCTGAAATTGAAGATGAACTTCCTTGTGTTGTTCCAGCACCACCATCACCTACTGTTACTGTAATTACTGTTCCTATACTTACTGATTGAGTTGATGTTCTATAACCTCCAGCACCACCTCCACCTCTACCATAGCTTGAAGAATCTGTTGCTGTTGCACCTCCACCTCCACCAGCCACTACTAAAAAATCAACTGAATATGGTTGTGGTGTTTCTAAAGTTACATCATCATCAACTGTTGGAATCCAACCTTGTGTTGCACCAGAATAAACTAATGTAACTGATTGACCAGATGTGTTGTAAATAGGATTTGGAGAAGTATATCCTTGAAAGTTTAAAGAATTTTGATTTATTGTAACTGCATTAGTTCCCCATGTTCTAGCATAGTCAGCTAATATAATTGTATCTCCATTAGTCGCAGAAGCAGGTAATGTTACAGTACAAGCATTTGAAGTTGTGTTAATCCAATATCCTCTACCAGCGACAGCAGTTAAAGTAGAAGCAGTAACAATAGATTGCCAAGCTAAACCACCAACTGTTGCAAAAGATAAAACTCCTGAACCATTTGTTTGTAGAACTTGTCCAGCAGTTCCATCAGCAGAAGGTAATGTAAATGTTAAGTCAGCAGATAAAGAAGCTGGTGCTTTTAATGCTACATAGTTAGTTCCGTTAGCTGTTGTTTCTCTAAAGCGAATTTCTTTTTGATTGTCTATAATTAAATTTACTGTTGATGTAGAAGCTGAATCTGAAAGTGTTAAAACTGTACCAGTTGCAGTTGTTGATAGTCCAGTAATTGATACTGTTGAATCTAACCAATTAACTGTGTTAGCTGAATGGTCAATAGTTGCTAAAGATATGTCGTCAGCACCATCATAATATTTTAATGTAGGTGTAGTTGCAGAAGTTGTATCTAACCAAAGTTGTCCTGCGACAGCACCAGTTGGTCTTGATGTTCCTGAATTTGTTGTTTGAATTGCTGATAGTGCGTTGTTAAGATCAGATCTAAAAGAACTGAATCCTTGATTTGCTATGTTATAATCGTGTTGTGCCATATTCTATCTAATATCCTTTAGCTAAGTAATCAAAAGTTTTGCTAACTCCTGAACTTGCACTATTT